TGCACCTACAAATTCAGTATTTAACGGCCTAACCGCGCCGCTTACATCTTCACGTACTATCCCGCCAGGTCTTGAAGTTAAAAGATCATCTAGCTCAACCTGTCCGCTTAACACCGCATGTCTTGGATTGTTAGCAAGATATAATGAATCAAGCGTCTGCCTCCATAATGTAGAAGAAAGCTCCTGTATATCAGCCACCATGTCAGCAATTGACATACCATAGAATTTATGAGCCATGATATTTGGGGTTATTGTAGTGTAAGGTTGGGTATCTACTTCTTTATTCTCAAGTACCACATTGTCAGCACCAAGCTTAACAAACCTGCGCTCTGCAATACCGTCACCATTGAAATCAACTTTAATATAAACATCCGACACCTTGATTCTTCTGGTGCTACGATCTGTAGTATTAAGGTTAAAGATACCACCTTCTTTTTTGAAGCGGTTTTGTGTCTCTGTATTTTCTACGTCAAGGTCACCTTCGCTTGGTAGATTCTCTATTATCTCTTCATCAATATCCATTTTACGTAAATCTGATTCAGTAAGAAAGAAATCCTCTCGTACAAATTCAGTGTCATTTAGATCAAGTGTAGTTTGATTGGCGTCAACAAGTAGATTCTCCGGCGGTACAACATATTCATCAACACGTGATAAATCCTCTTCCCTTCTGGCTTCAATATCAAATGTAAAATTAGGATCGTCTATGGGTATCTTTTTATTTGCTATATCCTTACTTAAAGCTTCCACAGTTTTATATTCTTTGATCTGCTTTTTATTGTCTTCAGCCTTAAGGTCTTTGATAAAAGATGTTATCTTCTTTATCTCTAAACCTTCGTCCTTATTCAGCACTATCAACTCAGCTAACGATTGATTCTCATATTCTTCATCCGTTTCTAATTCGTTTTCATCCCAGTAGGTTTTCATTGTGCCGTTTTTACTTAACAGCGCATCTTTGAACCACTCATATAGGTTAAGGAATCCGTTATTCTGTTGATCTACTGCGTAACGTACGTAACTTGCTTCCTGCTCCGCACCCTCTATATCATCTGCATTTTGTGGCCTGAATGAAACAGGGTTTTCGCCACCTAAGAACATATCCATAAGCTGCGGTAATATCCATTCTATGGTATCACGCACTTCAGATGTTACGAATTTAGACCGTCCTTCTTGTTCAGTGCCGTAAGGTTCTTGATTGTAAAAATCTAGTGAATCTTCTCTTTCTCGAGAAATTATATCATCAACACTTCTGGAAAGTGCTGTGCGCTTTTCAATAATATTAACTAACTCGTCTTCGTTAATTTCTTCTATTGCCACATTAAACCTATTGAAGATGATATTTTATATTTCAATAACTATAAAACTATTATAATGATAACACAAGATTAAATTCATCTGGATTATTTATGATTCCAAAAACAGTATTTTCAAAATACAGAGACGACTTTCCCCTATTTTGCAAACTATGCCTTAAGATCAAGACGAAAGACGCCGGAATAAAACCGCTTATACTTAATGATGCTCAGATATATTTCTATGAGAGGATTAAAAAGCAGCTTAAAGAAATAGGTAGGGTTAGATTAATTGTTATAAAAGGTAGACAAGAAGGGTTATCAACCGTTATCGAGGCGTTATATTTCTGGGAGTTATTGTACAGAACGGGTATTAACGCATTTATCCTCACTCATGAGGTAGAGGCTACCAAGAATCTCTTTAGTATGGCTAAGCGTTACTATGAGCACTTCCCATTCAAACAATTCATGCCAACACAAGAAGATAGCGCAACATCATTATCTTTTAGTGATATAGAATGTAGTTATAAAGTTGGTACTGCTGGTAATAAATCAGTTGGACGGTCACAAACTATTCAGTTATTCCATGGATCAGAAGCGGCATATTGGCAACATGCAGAAGAACATGCATCAGGTATATTACAAGCAGTTCCAGATATTGACAGAACATTTGTTATCTTTGAATCTACCTCAAATGGTGTAGGTAACTTCTTCCATCAAAAGTATATCGATAGCCTGACATCTGAGAGTGATTACGAATTAGTATTTATTCCGTGGTTTTGGCAAAAGGAATATATACGTGATCTGCCGGAAAACTATAAACCAACGGAAGAGGAGGTAGAGCTAAAGAAAACATACGGCCTCAGTGATGAGCAAATATCCTGGCGCAGATATAAGACTAAAGAACTGCATACATTCGGCATAGATGGAGAGCTGAAGTTTAAACAGGAATATCCATGTAATGCAGAGGAATCATTTATAGTTACGTCATATGATTCCTACCTCGATATTGAAAGACTCCAAAAGGCAATGAATCGCAAAGAGCATATCGAAGAGGTAGGAAACTTAATACTGGGTGTTGACCCCTCCGGATCTGGCAAGGATAAAACAGGATTCTGTTTGCGTACTGGACGCGTTACTCACCGGGTTTGGACTGCTAATACTAAAGATACAATGGAAGTGGTAGGCCTGGTTGTGAATCTATTAAAAGATATGCCGGCAATAAAATACTGTTTCATTGATAAGATAGGGGTAGGGCATGGTGTATATGATAGGTTAAAAGAGCTTGGTCACTCTGGTATAGTAAAAGCGGTGAATGCTTCCGATAAAGCCAGCAAAGATGTGTATATGAACCTGAGGGCTGAAATGTGGGCACGTGCTAAAGAATGGTTAGAGGATGAGCCGTGTAGCCTACCAGATGATCCAGAGTTATTAAATCAATTAGCTTCTGTTGGATATGGTGCTGATTCAAAAGGCCGATTACAGATAGAATCCAAGAAAGACATTAAAACCGATGGAAGGCCAAGCCCCGACCTTGCGGATGCATTTACCTACACATTCGCAATGCCTGTATCACTGAATAAGAATACTGGAAAGATTAACTATTCAAACAAGGGGATTTTTTAAATTACCTTGTACCAATCTGCCATAGAATACCTGTATCCAGCTCTACTAAATAAAGATACAGAAGCCTCGTTATTCATCATTATTTGTGCAGATAAACTGCATGTGAGACCTTGTAGTCTCTCCCTTAAATATAACTCTGCCAGTAATAGACATGATAACGATAGATTCTTACCATGAAAGCCGGGTACCATGTATATAGATACTTCTTTATGTTCAAGACAACCATCAAGACGCACAACACAACAGTCTGCTGAGTTCACTTCGATTATGAGCATTAGGTTTTCATCATCATCGAGGTATTCTTTAAACCACGCTTCATGCTCACTATACGGAAAATCATCTCCAGTATACGAATACTCACTGTTTCTTTTATCAGTTCGCCACGTATATATATCTCTACGATCTAACCAACCTGCTTTTCTAGCTTCTAATTTCATAATCACACCACAAAGAAGTTTAAAAACCTTTGCACTGATCTATCAAATTTATCAGGCACACGTGTTGTATTGTACTGGCTGCCTACCTCTGCATTATTCCAGTGATATACGCCAGTTATGAGGCCGAATAGGTAACGGTAGTCTATTTCTATTAGGGAGCTATCAGTTGAATAATTATCCGATAACTCATCAACTAACAAAGCTCTACCAGTTGTTAGGCTACAAACAAAATATTTATCCCAGAATTTAATAATTATATAATATCTATCACCCGTATACTCACTCTTAGCAAAAGCATTCTTAGCTGCCTTATTCAGCAATCTTTCCCACGGTATTTTATCAGGTGATAGGTATTTGAAGTCATTCATATAATCCATTGACTTAGTCAGAGTTGATGCATAACGCTCCATATCTTCAACGTCATACAATCCATATCTTTCATCAGTTCCCCTCAATGTATCAGTATCTATAGACGCACCCTCTTCTAACACAACAGCCCTTGGATCAAACTCTAGCACCTCTACAGCATCAGCAACGCCACGATATTGATTTAGGTGTGATAACTTACCACCAAGGATATACTGGCCAGCAAATGGTATATTAACCTGTGCATCTAATGCCTTAGCCATTCGTACATACCTTGAAAACCATAATGTTTTCTTCTCCAGGGCTTTATCTTCTAGTGTATCATCATCTGTGTAATATGTCTGTGGGTATGATCCAGCACCTGTGTAGCCTATTAGGGCTATGATATTATTGTATTTTTTGACGGACTCTCGGTTAAAGGCCAACTCATTAATTCTATCAATTTGTGGTTTATAGAATTGATTATCATTCATGTTTATGACCGTGTGGAATCTTGCCCCATCTCCAGTGTCAAACCAATTATCATTCTGATAGCGCACTACTAACGCAGTATCAATATCTGATATACTGCCTGTATCATTAGGTACAATTGCAATAAAAGTTTTATTCCAGAAAAACATTTCAGATGTCTGAGCCATCATAAAAGTAGAACCATAAGCTGGCAATCCTTTTGACCTCAAGTAAGGCTCTATAGTTGTTGGAGATAAATAAGGTATACCGTCAGCATCCATCTTCTTATCAAGAAACACACCCTCTGCTATCAACACAATGGTATCAGGATAAACCTTCAAATACTCCTTGATAAACTTAGGGTCATAATGATCAGGGTGTATATGCGATACGTATATTAAATCATGCTTGCCTATCAGCTCTATAGGATTCTTAACTTTCGGGTATTGGTACCAGCTACCATCGTATATACCATCAGTAAACCATGGGTCACATAGTATTGATACATCTGGGGTGGTTATAGCTACACATGCACTGTAGTAGTATGTTACCTTAATCATTTATCCTCCTCTATCCTTTGTAACTCTTCATGTTCACGCATTACTTCATTCAATGTTTTCTCTTTGATTTCCAATGATTGAACTGGTTTACCTTCTAGATGTTCTATTAACAACTTAGCTGCTGCTACATCATTCTTACCAACTGCCTTGATTAGCATCGTATGTATTAAAGCCTCACCTCCCTTAGCTGTAATCTTCTGACCTTTTGTAGGCTCATATTCTATTTGCTTTTCCAGTAAATCACGGATGATTGTTTTTAAGGTTTTCCTACCTTTGATTCTTCCATTTGGATTACCAGACTGGCCTTTTTTAAACTGATGTTCCTTGGGTGGGTCACAATTTCCTACCACGCTGCTTACTCCCTTCTTGCATTATGTAACATTAATATACATTCATATTTTTCTCGACCCGCATCCATGCAACCACTCATAAAATCTTTATGTCGATCTGCCATATTTGAAATACCAATAAAAAGTAATAAAAAAGATATTAAAATACAAACCATTAATGCGGAAAAGAAGAAAAGAAATAATTTATCGCCAAGGTCATTCATCTCTACAACCCCATCACTAATGTTACTAATTTATACAATCCTGTTACACTCAAAACTACAAACCCTATGTTGCCTATAGCCTTCTCATGTGCTGCAAATAGTATAGTACCACATATAATTGCTACTTGTATATTACTCATTTTGCACTCTTTTTTATCTGACACGGGCAACAATAATTCTGATTAATCAACCCATGATGACAGTGTTTACATTCTTTCTTCATGCTCTTTACTCCTTATTATACAGATTATCTTCATATATTGGTTGCCTTGAA